GATCTTAACCTGTTCATTAAAGATGTAATCTCCAGTAGAATCCATAGAAGGATCGGATATTGTTAATGTTGGAGCAGATACATATCCTGCACCAGCATTGGTAATACTAATAGAAGTAATTGTTCCACCAGCACTTATATTTGCAACAGCAGTAGCAGTTGTTCCAACTCCAGCAGGGCCAGAGAATGTAACCGTAGGTGCTGTAGTAAATCCAGAACCAGATGCAGTAAGAGTAACAACCCCAACAGTACCATTACCAATAAAGCAAGTTCCTGCAGCACCTGTTCCCTGACCACCAGTAACCTGAATTAATGGTGCTACAGTATATCCAGAACCAGGATTTACCAAGTCGATATGTTGAACAGATCTTGCTCGCTCGTTAACGTTCTGATTACACGCTACAATGCCTCCAATCATCCTTACGGTGGCAATACCCGTTACACCGCCTGTAGGGGCAGAGGAGAACCCTACAGAGGGACTATAGATGTATCCACCACCTCTATTGGTAATCTTAACATATCTAATAGCACCAGAAGCAATTACACCAGTATATGCACCAGCAGTTACACCTACACCAACAACAGTAAGTGTTTGAGTTGGTCCAAGTATTGTTGGAATACCGTCTTCTGTATCTCCATCCAAATTATCTCCAACTAACTCATTATCAATCTCATCAACACCTGTATCAATGATCTCATCTTCGTAACGGAAGAGTTCACATCTTAATTCATAAACATAATTCTTTTGTAACTGGTAGAATGGTTTCTCATGTTCTACATACTTAATCTCAAATAACCTATCTCCCAATGGAAAATAAACTAGATCTCCTTCTTTAGGTCTAGTTGTTAATTTTACATCTGCCTCATTCTTCATCAAAGGTGAGATGTAATTTTCAAATCTTTCTCTTGATATTGTAAGAGTTATCTCATTTGTTTGTTCAATACCAAACTTTGATAATAAAGTAGGATTATCTCCATAACCATCATAAGTATCTACATATGCTTCAATTGGATAAGCATCATCAAACCTAGATGCTACTACTTCTCTTATAACTTTATTCTCTGTTACATATTTACGAGGCAAATAATGAACCTCAACACCATACATCCTCAACTGTTCGTTGATTAAATCCTGAACTAAACTCTGTTCGGATCTAGCACCTTGTTGAAAGAATGGGTTAAGAACCATATCACTAACCTATAAAATCGAGTGGTGGCATTTCATACATATTGGACATTTGTTCTCTTATGATTTCAAGATCTTTTTCTCCATCATCATAGATTTGCCGTCCGTTTAATTCAATACCACCAGGAAGTTTTACCCCTTGGAATTTAAGTAGATTTTGACCCCACTGTCTCTTCATAAGAGCAGTTGTATATTTCTTCAAGAAAGAATCATTCCATACTCTTGGAAATTCTGCAGGATTTAATAATCTAAAACAATCAATAACTAACCAATCTCCTTTAGTAACACTTCCCCAATCAATATCACAATATAATCTATCAGCCCTTTGATTAAATCTTATTTGCTTTTCTGTTGTTAATAAAAAATTAATTTCTTCTAAGTAAGTCCTAGTCATTGCATAACTTAAAAGACCTTGATAACCAAGATTAAAAGCAACATCATTTAAAAATAACTGATACTTAACACTGAACATGTTATTAGTAACAGTATTAGATCCATCAAAATGAAAAAGTTTAGTTACTCCAATTACTTCTGGAGGCATCTGTAAGAAATTTCCATTCTCATAGAAATTAAAAGAGGTACTTACACCAGCAATATTTACATCAACTGTCGTAGTACTTATACCAGTAGTTTTATTTCCCGCACCCTCTTCCATTGTCGCACTTCCTCTATCAATATCTTCTTGAGTAATCTGATATTTTAGATAGACTTGAGAAACACCATCAAAATGTCTTTCATTGAAGAATTGAATAGCATCATCAACGATGTCTTCAACTTGCTCATCGGCAATATTGATTTCCAGCACTGGAGCACCCAGTTGCCGTTTACAATAATCTATAAATTCTCCTCTAGTTCCTGGTTGTGCCATTTAGACTATTACCCCTTCAATATATTTATGGTGTTGAAGAAATGCCTGTATAGACCATAATATTTCCATTTATAATATTATAAACTGTTTGTCCTGCACCAGGACTAATCAACACGTTATACAAATATCTTCCTTGAGGAATAGTGCTAGTTCTAGTTCCGTCAAGTGCTAATGTAATAGCTCCTGTAGATATACCAGCGGTAAAGGTTGCAGTTGGAACAGTAGTTGCTGCTACACCAGCACTCTTTTGAAGTTGTGCAGAAGCAGACCATGCAGTTGTAAATCCATATGCAGCATTACCAACATCCACAACTGTAAAAGTAGCATCAAAATTAGAACCACCATATATGGTTAAATTCGATGCTACAGGGACACCAGCAGTGGGATCAAATGTAATCTTTTTAGTTGCCATTGACTAACTCTTTAAGTAGGGATTTAATCTCATTCATTTCATTTTTTAGATTAACAAGATCTTCTTCAATAGTTGAGACTTGCTTTGTTTTTGCATTTTTAACTTTTCTACTTGCTACATATTTTTCATAATCTAAATTGTTTACATTAACGATAGATCCAGTTTTGGGATCTCTTGCCAAATCACTTTGGTCTTTCACTTTGTTTAATGTCATAGTTATGCCAATGCAAGTACTCTCAAATCCTTCATTCTAGGCACATATGCCTGATTTTTGGATGTCATCACAATCTTAATTCTATAAGATCTAAATGATGGTAAATTATCAGCAGTAAATGTATAGTCTTTATATTCTATATCTTGAGGAGCAAATCCATAAGAATTAGATTTAACAACTAAACTATCAGAGTGTCCATTATTATTCTTAGTTGTTATTACTTGTCCTTGTTTATCAAGATTCTCATATCCAGGGAATGGAGTAAATACAGGTTTAAATCCTTGCTTATCACTTACAGCATAGAATGCTCTAATGTCAGCATCAAGATGAATATGAGCACCTACTAATATCTTAACAGATGTAGCAGGATTCTCTAAATTAATCTCTTTAGATAAGTATTGACATGCTGTTGGATCATCAACAAGAGAATTTGCTCTTGGATCAGTAGTATAATCAGCAATAACATCATTAACTCTATTTGATGTAAGTATAGTACTTACTCTCTGACCATCAATTACAGGACTTACTCTACTATCTGTAGTATTAAGGAATAATCTCATGTTTAGAGATTTTGATCCAGTAACTTCAGATAATTTAGCATCTTCATTTATTTTAGAAGCAACCAATCTAGGAGAAGTCATATAATTTGATTCATTAAGTGCAACTGATTCATATCCTGCATCTAAGAAAGGAATTTCATTTCCACTTATACTCTTACCAGTAGTTGTTCTAACTTCTGCTGTAAGAGCAGTTCCCTTAACAGTAAGATTTTGAACTACAGGAGTAATAACCTCATATGGCATGTTTTGAGTTGCCCTTATATCATATCCACCTGCAGATTTAGTTTGACCAACAAATAATTGAGGGAATCCTACATCATTACTTCTATCATCATTATTGATATTAAACTTCTCTGACATATCAACCTTAATATTGTAAGAATCAAAAGTAATAGGATCTGATTTAGTTACATCAGATAACTCATGTGTCTTATTAATTCTCTTCAAGTTAACATCAGCTAACTCATACTTATAAACTGGTGTCCCAACTGGGTATGATACAGGATTTGATCCTCTTGTAATATTACCTCCAATTGTATTACCAGTAACAGAAGTGTATTCAATAATTTCCTCACCAATGCGAAGGAATCCAGTATTGGTAGTACCTACACCTACATTCTCAAATTCTTCAAAATCTTGTCCTTTAACAACAGAAATTGGAGAAGTTGATGTTGCTTCATAAGCAGTAGTTAGTTTAGTAGGTTTAATATCAGATTCAACACCTGAAATTTCAACCTTATTATCACTAAAATACATACCATGATTTTTATGATTTACTTTAATATGCAATCCATCAGTCTCTTTTGTAATTGAAGAAACTTGAACATCTCCTCCATTAGCACTATTCAATTCTCTAACTTGAGTATCACTATCAACAAACATAACAGTATTTGCCGCACCTACAATAAAGTTTCCTTGAACTTGATCTAATATAAGTTCTGATGTAGCACCGATAGATGTAATTGTTAATCTTGCATTTCTACCAACAGATGTAACTCCAAGAGTAGTAAATCCAACAACATCACCAATCTGATAACCAGATCCACCACTAGTAATTGTTGCTCCATTAGAAACTATAGAACCACTATTAATAGTAACAGAACCTACTGCTCCTCTACCATTACCTGTTATAGTAACAAGATTTACTCCTGTATAAGTTGTTTGTGATCCTGCAGGTGTATAACCAATACCAGCATCGGTAATTGTCAAATTAGGACCAGCAGCAGTTCCTGCAGTTCCAACTAGATTACCAGTAGCTTGTGTTGCCATCTGATAAACAGTATTACCTAACTCAAGATTGCTATCAAATACAGTAGTACCTAATCCAACTCTAACTTCTTTAGATTCTAAATTCAATGAATCTGGCATTAGAATAGGAACTTGACCATTTCCTTTAGTAAGTTCTGGGCTATAAAGCTCTACAGTTCCTGATTCAATAAAGTCTGCTCTATAAAGAGTAAATTTAAGATCTTCCCATTGACTTGGTTCCCATGTAGAAGCATTCTGAGACTTAAAGAGAGAACCCAAATAAGGTTGGTTAGAAATAAAGGTGTTAGTAAGAAGATCTTCTTCACCAATACGAGAAATATAAACACTATACTTGGTAGAGTTAGATGCTAAACAAATTGCATACTCTCCACCATTCTCCAAATAAACAGGAGACTTAAATTCTACAGTAGTAGCAACAGATCCATCACCAGAAACATTAACCTGATCAGGATTTAGTACAATTTCAGAGAATGGTAAAACCTTTTGTGTTGGGAATCCTCCCTGCATTGATCTTAATTGGAAGACTACAGGAATATCCACATCATCTTTAGTACGGAAGAATACATCACATTTTGTGAGGAATACACCAGTCTCTTCTTCAACCAAGAAAGATTGTGCAAGAGGGTCAAACCATCCAATATCTCTTTCCTCTCCTACTCCTTGAGTAATAGTAGTAGAAACAACTTCTGATCCAAGTGTTCTATTAACATTACGTTGCTGGAACTCTTGTTTCTGTTCTACTCTAGCATTTCTAACTGAAATAATAGTTTCTTGAACTGTTTCTAATGCTCCAGCAGCAGTATATGATTCTTCAGCAATAGTAACTGCTTCATCATGATTATTATCTTTATCACTAACAAGAGTAAAGACACTAGTACCAGTTTCAAATCTTGGGAAATTAACTCCGTTTGGATTTGGAATAAAATAAGTACCACCACAATAAGCAGAAAGATCAGAAATCAATCTAACATTAGTAATTTTTGCTTGTGCTCCACTGCTTTTTCCAGTAAGAATCATTCCAGTTTCTACCCAACCAAAGAATTCTCCTTGAGTTTCATTTTGAAGAGAATATGTATCAATATTCAATGTAGTTGAAGTTGATGTATATGTTGCAGGAACTGGTTTTTGTGTATAAGGACTTGAAATATAAGTTACTGTTGGTGCATTATATTGTCCTTCCTTATGGTTGGATTGAGCAGCCCTAAATGTTATACTTGGTCTCATGCTACTAAAGTTATCGCCACCAAGTCCTGTTCCCTGAACATTACCAATAACAGTTTCACCAACCTGGAATGCACCAGAACTCATTTCTATTTCTAGAAGTTTTGGAACACAATACTTGGTAACATCTTCTCCATCAAAGAATGCATAAAGTTGTGTTATTGGCTTCATTCTCTTAGAAACGAATTCAACGTTTCTAGACCTCATATAAGGAATAATATCTCTATTAAGAACTTTATCTCCTTGTGATTGTCTATCAAATACTTCACTAACAATCGTTCTAATGCCATTTCTAGACTCTACACCCCTCTCAACGGTATCTCTTATCTCTTCCCTAGTAGTTGTAACTCTACGCTGCTGAATCCATCTAGCAGGGTTTGTAGAAGGATCTCCATTAGGCCATCCACCTCTACTAAATCTTGCACCCCACTCACCACCAGTTTGAGTTATTCTGGTTCTATCTACAGTGTCTATACCAGTCCAATTAGTCTGCCATGCATTCCATAGAACAGGTGCAAATCCACTTTGTGGATCTACTCCAAAGTTTCTACTTGCAGCAGCCATTGTTTCTGCATAGTTACCTTCTGTCTGAATAACTTTTGCTTCCAATCTAACAGTATCTACCCAGTTATCACTAGCAGGAGTCAATTCTAATGTTCCTTGCCAGAAACTAATAAGGAAAGGAGTTACACTTTCAGTTCTTGTAGCAAAACTTTGTTTTAACCATTCAACATCAGCATAATCTAAAGTTATAGTATCATTTTGCTTTCTTACATTAATACCTTCAATAGTATTAAATGCTAAATCTGTTGTAGGATCAACATCAGTAACAGGTCCAAAGATTAAATCTACTGAATTAGTATAATGCTTAGGTCTTACTTCCTTAAATGATCTATCAATACTATTCTTAATACCTAATCTATCTTCTTGTGGTAAGAATGAATCAAAATTATCAACAAAGAAACCTGACTTAAATCTATTAAGTCCATCAGCATCAGAAACAAATAAATTGGCAGTATTGGTTTCTAATAGTGTTAAAGCAGTATAATATTCTAAATTCTTAATTCTATTCTCAAGATTCTTAATATCAACCATTTGGAATCTCTTATATTCATGAGCACGAATATCTGCTTGCTCAGGATTATAAAGATATGGTGGTACCT